GAATTCTAGCGTTAAAGTAAATTATCGAATTAACGGAGCTAATCCGATTGAAATTTACACTGGTACAGGCGGGGGGCATGGGAGTTTGAAGTATCACTTGGCCAGCTAAAAGTCGGTGAGAATATAATTGTTGTCGAGGTAATTGACAATTATGGTGCTAAGACTAGCAAGACGATAAAACTTAATAAAAACACAGTAAACACGCCTATTTTGCAATCTGTAGCGAGGTATAAAATCTCCCCCCCTCCTAAAGGTTCAGCAAGAGGCGTTTTAATTTGGGTGCAGCGAGATGAGGATCTTGATTTAACGGTTGAATTATCAATGACACTAACTGGTGAGCAGGAGCAATATATTTTACTCGAAGCAGACCCAAAGAACATCGTAGAAGTTTCAGAGGGAATAGTTGAAGATGAATATTACCATGAAACTGTAGAATCGAAGGATAATATCATTCTTAAACTGACTACATCTAGAGCTAATGTAAATATAGACGATAAAATCTATTTAGTATGGGGGGGGTGTTGGAATAATGCAAAGACGTAGAAGATTACCTGATGGCTCATGGGGGGGTCCACTTGAAAAAGTGGGTTCAATACCTACTACAGAAGATCAAGTAATGTCTTTAGGCGAACAACTAGCACAGGAGAAGATGAAAGGTATTCAAAAGGACCTTCTAATCAATAACCTAGGCTCGCAGCTTACACAACTTAAATTAGATGTCATTTCAATGAAAGGTGGTGGGAGCTGATGGAATTTTGGCAAATTGCTTTCATGTTCAAGTGGGTAACTGCAGAGCAACTACGAATCGCAGTTAAAACAGAGGCTAATCCTTTCGGTGAAATTACGCCTGAACAGTATAAAGAAATCACGAAGCAAGATTTTGAGACGCAAGCATAGACTTAGCGTTATTTTTATTGTCATTTTTAAGAGGAAATCCTTTCCTTTTGTCGAAATAAGTATGATGAAAGGAAGTGATTTATTATGGCAACGTATACAATTGAAATAAGTTTAATTAATGGAAAAAAGATAACTATAATTGATGATTTTATTGATACAATGCATATAGCAAATTCATTAAGTGACGAAACTCAAAGTGAATGGTACTTCTATAGAAACTCGTATGGTGAAGGAGCATTTTTAAGATCACAAATTGTGGATTTTGTAGCAAATAGAAAGTAAGTTCAAAAGTGCTCTCGATTGAGGGTGCTTTTTATTATGCTATGAGAGCAATCGAGATGGGCACCGGTACATGTTACTGAATCTCGATGCGTCTCATGGCTTTTATTTTAGGGCAAAGGATTGGTGATGATATGGAAGGATCATCGTATGTAAGTGTAACTGAACACAATATGTTGAAAGAAAAAGTAAATGCTCATGAGGTTCGAATCTCTATTGCAGAAAATAACATCAAGGATATGAAAGATGATTTAACTGCAATTAAATCCAATACGACTTGGATTGTTCGACTGATTATTGGTGGAATTGTTACTGGTGTCATTACTGGAGCAATAGGAATAATTTTTGCGGCAAATAAAATGTTATAGGAGGAACCTACAATGAAAATCAACTGGAAAGTACGATTAAAACACAAACCATTTTTAGTATCACTATTCGCATTTTTGTTATTACTGGTACAACAAGTGACGGCAGCATTTGGATACAGTTTACCTGAGGCAGTTGGCGAACAAGCCACTGCTATTTTTAATACCATTTTAAGCATTTTGATTTTGTTAGGTATTGTCATTGATCCAACCACTAGCGATGTCAGTGATAGTGAACAAGCATTAAAATATAAAAAACCGAAGGATGATGCAAAATGACAAGTGTAACGACTACATGTCGTGATCTAAGCGAATTAACAGCAGCCGCACAAACAGCCTGCCGATTACTCTTTCAAGAATGCTACAAGGTAGGTATTGACTTTATCTTCATTACCGAAACATATCGGAGCCAAGCAAGACAAAATTATTTGTATGAACAAGGTAGAACAAGACCAGGCCAAGTAGTAACTTGGACACGCAATAGTAATCACACATCACGTAGAGCCTGGGATATTGCTGTTGCTCCACCACGAAATCTTTATGATATTTCTACCCTTTCCAAAGTAGGAGCTATTGCTAAGAAACTAGGGATTACTTGGGGGGGTGGATATTGGCCCGTTGGACAGTATGATGCACCACATTTTGAAATACCTACGAATTGGGCAATGCCAAAAGGTTACAAGTTAGAGGGGGGGCAGGTAATTGTGCCGACAAGTAGTGCTGTTAAAGTGCAATTGATCAAGGAAGATAATAAACCAATTCAAAATGAAAAGGAAGATGATATTATGAAATTTACTAACGAAACACTTAAAGCTGCAGTTCGAAACTACATCAAACAAGCTGTAGATAAAAAGCTTATTGATAAATCACACTTAGATAAATTCGATGCTGGCACACTGACAAGTGGTGATTTCGAAGGATTAAAAATAATAATTGCCCAGCGAAATATCTAAAAGTTAAATCCTATAAGTCAATTGATTATTAGCTTATTTAACAATTTAAATAGAATATTTGGAAAATAGTACTTGAAATCCTTTTGTAAATAGTTTAAATTGTATATAAGAAATCAAATGAATATGATACGTGAGAAGCACTCCGTTTTCTTTTTGGCTTTTTTGCCAATAGATTTCGTTGTGCTTTTTTTATCTTTTGAAGATATAAACGAGTTTAAAATAAGAAAATTTAACTAGTCAAAACGGTTGTATTTTTCCTTGTTTATATACATAATTAGACAAAAAGTAAAACTATATATTTATTAAAATTATAAACAAATGATATATTAAAAAATACTAACTTAAAGTTAGAATTATAACAACGTATATAATATTTTTGTTTGTCATATAATTATACATGAAGTGATAAAATACTACACAATATCCAAAGTTGTAGACGGAACAGGGTGATAATAATGCAGACTATATATATTTATTTGGATGATTCAGGCGTTTTCCACCGAAATGACAGGTATTTTGTATATGGTGGATATTTGTTTTTAGATAAAAAAGAAAAAAGACACTGCCAGAAGGAAATACAGAAAACTTTCAGATCAAATAAAAGCTACGATTGATGGATGTGTAGAAGTAAAGTCATTTGGACTTGCAGCTAAACATAGGAGAGCGCTCTATAATGTAATGAAACCTTATGAAAGTTTATCAGTCTGTGTTAATACTCGTAGAATTAACAAAGATATTATGTCAGAGAAGAAATCTATCCACAGATTTAAAGATTATGCACTAAAAAGATGTATTAAATCTAAATTTATGGATTTAATCCGTAAGGGAAAAATTGATCCATACGAAGATGTGAATCTAATTATTTGTATCGATGAACAAGGTACAGCTACAAATGGCTATTATGATTTAAAATCTTCGATATATGAAGAGTTTATTCATGGAGTTCATAATTTTGATTACAGCGTCTTTCATAAACCAATATTGTATGGGAATTTAATGATTGATGTGAGTTACAAAACGTCTATTTCTGACTATTTAATCCAAGCGTCTGATATTATTGCCAATACTATTTGGCACTCACATACGCATTCAAAACATCAGCTTAGAAACAAAACAAATCATTTTTATTTACAATTACCTTAAGTGTATGTATAATGTGTGTACAGACATGAAGTGTACTGTTTACAGAAAGTGTTCGATCAAAGCATTAAGCGTGCTATGTGTACGCCGACCTTTCTGGGACCGCGACAGAGCGGTCTTTTTATTTTTAAAACAATATTATCATTACCTTAAATAGTATGACCAGAAAATTATCTGGTCATTTTTTATTGCCTAAAACAGAACATTCGTTCTATAATAAATACAAACAAACGTTCTGTTAAAGGAGAGGTTAAAATGGCAAAGACTAAAACACCTACTAAAAAGAAAGAACCAAAGCACCCAGAAAGAGACGAGTTTGACTTAGAAGAAATCGCTAATACACTAACTGAGGTGATGGAGGAAAAGCAGACCAAGGTTTTTACAATCTATAAACGTGATGAACCTTTAGAAGGTATAGTCACAAACATGGACGCAAACACTAAGTTAATTCACATCAAAGATAAATACTTCAATGTTCATAAGGTACATTTCTTAGATATCCTAAAAATTTCAGATATCGATTATTAGTGGAGAGTGATTTTTGATGCTACGTGACCGCGGAAAT